ATTGTAGAACCATATGGATTTAGTTTTATTACTAAATTAAAAAATGCAAGCAACGCAGTACAACAATATAGTAAAAAGTTAAATGGAGTACAAAACCCAAGTAAACAATTCTTTATATTAGGTATAAGATTTTTAGGTTACGATGAAAATGGTAATCTTATGACCGGTAAAGAACAATATGAAGGATTGACATTAGATGATAAAGCAAGTCCAAATGGATTGTTTGAAAACTTCTATGACATATTATTAACTAGCATTAAATTTAAAATTGATGGTCGTGCTACAACTTACAATATTAAGGCTGCAGCCATAGCACCAACTGTATCGTTTGGTATTAAAAGAGGGTTCTTAAACACTAATGCAAAAATTCAAGGTGCTACCGTAGAAGATGCATTAGAAGGTGAAAATGGATTTATAACAAAACTTAATGCAGACCAAGAAAATTTGTTAGCGGCAGGAAAAATAAAAGAGAAAAATAACTATAAAGTTACTTGGATAGGCGGCGGAGAAGAAATTCGTGAAGCATCTATTGTTTTGCCAGAAGATTTAGACAAGTCTAAGTGGGCAACAAGTAATGCAAAAAATACAACTGAATCAAACGACAAAGAAAGTGCAACAGCAACTCCAAACAATACTGTAAGAAATATTCAGTTTAATAGAGATAGCCCCGCACTACAGGTAATATCACAAATTATTGCACAAAGTTCTTACTTGCGTGATGCTATGCGTGTAGTTTATACATCACAGGTAGAACCAAACCCTGAAAAGAATACAGATAACCAAAACGATCCAAATACAAAGAAAACTGTAAGTTGGTATAATCTAAGTTCTGAAGTAACTAATGCACGTTGGGATACTGTTACAGGAGATTTTGCATATGATATTAATTATCTAATACAACCATATGAAACGCCTGTAATTGATAGTGCTTATGCTAATCCAGGTGTTAAGTATTATGGACCTCATAAGCGTTATGATTATTGGTACACAGGTAAGAATAGTGAAATTTTAAGTTATGAACAAAACTTAGACAATACATATTTTAATTCTATACTTGATCCTAGTGTCGGCGCATCTAGCGGTGTAGGTAATGCAGGACCTGTTGATGTTGCTGGAGTACCTAATAGACCAACAAGTCAGAATAGACAAGGCACATTAGATAAAGGGCGTGAAGCACAGAATAATTATCTGACCAGTTTGTTTGACCCAGGTGCATATGCTACAGCAAAAATTCAAATATTGGGAGATCCTGATTTCTTAATACAAGAAAGTGCAAGTAGTATTAACGCACTATACAGTAAATTTTATGGGACAAACGGATTTACAATTAATCCAAATGGCGGTCAAGTGTTTATTGAAATAGATTTCAAAGAAGCAGTTGACTATGACACACAAAAAGGTGTATTAAGTATTAACGATAGTATATTATTTTGGAAATATCCTGAAGATATTAGCAAACTAGTTAAGGGTGTTAGTTACATGGTTTATAAAGTGTCTAGCAATTTTGCATCAGGAAAGTTTACACAAACACTAGAATGCACCATAAATACATTTGGTGATCCAGGAAGTAAGACACAAGAAAGTGCTAACCGTCAATCAACGGGACAATCAACAGGTACTGATGCTACAACTGGAAATACAGGATTGACTAAAGATAATCCACCTGCTGACAGTAAGACAACAACTAGTGATCCAACAACTAATAATGATAATGCACCAAGTACTAATACAGGCACTAGCAGTGGGGCAGATGATGATGGGGGTGGTTAATGGCACAGGACGTATTTAAACCTAAAGGTGCAACTAAATCAAGTCAGCCTGATGCCGGCGGTGCCAACGCACGTACAGTTCCAGTATTTGGTATTGTAAAAGATAATATTGATCCTACACGCAGTGGTAGGTTGCAAGTTTATATTAGTGACTTTGGTGGTGATGATCCAGATAACAGAGACAACTGGATATCAGTAAGTTATATGACTCCGTTCTTTGGATATACACAACCTGATGCTAACGAATCAGGCTACGGAACATATAAAGACAATCCTAGCAGTTATGGTATGTGGTTTGCACAACCAGATATAGGTACGCAAGTCATATGTATATTCATCAACGGTGATGTTAATTATGGATTTTGGATAGGGTGTGTACCTAAACCAGATGCACTTACAATGGTTCCTGCCATTGGTGCAACAGACAATATAGTTCCTAATCAAGGTGAAGCACAAAGTTACGGCGGCGCCGTAAGATTACCCGTATCGAACATTAATACAAACAATGAAGAAATGGCAGACAGCAATGATTATATCAATGCTGCCAAACCTGTTCATAGTTATGTTGCAGGTATAATGAGCCAACAAGGTATTATTCGTGATCCTGTACGCGGTCCCATATCAAGTAGTGCGCAACGTGAAACACCTAGCAGAGTTGGTTGGGGTATAAGCACTCCGGGTAGACCTATATACGAAGGTGGCTTTGATGATGAAACATTAGCACAAAACTTAGAAGATGGCAACCCACAATCATTAAGAGTTGTTGCACGTAGAGGTGGACATAGCATCGTTATGGACGATGGTGACATTATTGGTCGTGATCAACTTATCAGAATTAGAACAGCACTTGGTCATCAAATATTAATGAGTGACGATGGTCAAACATTAATGGTTCTACATAGTAACGGACAAAGTTATGTTGAATTAGGTAAAGAAGGCACTGTAGATATCTATAGCACTAACTCAATTAATTTAAGAACACAGGGCGATTTAAATTTACACGCAGATAATAACGTTAATATTCATGCTACTAAAGATTTGAATATACAAGGTGAGAATATTAACATTAATACTGAAAAGGACATGAATGTACGTAATGGCGTCAATTATAAACATTATACACTAAGTGACTATACTGTTAAAGTTGATGCCGCTATGAGTATGGAATCAGGTGGTGATAGTTCATTTGTAAGTAAGAATATAACTTACATTAATGGAGAAAAGATTAATCTGAACACAGGTGCAACATCAACTATACCAAAAGAAGTTGATCCTATACCAATCGTTGCCCATACTGATACATTGTTTGACGATGTGAAAGGTTTTGCCGCATGCCCTGGCAAGTTATTAAGCATTGTAACACGTGCCCCTGCACATACACCTTGGGCAAACGCTGGACAGGGTGTTGATGTTAAAGCAGACTTAAGTGCAAAAGGCAACTTACCTGCAAATCCAAGTCCAGCACAAGCCGCAGTTAATCAATCTTCAGCCGCAGTTGCTGGAACACCAGTATCAGTAGCAACAACTGTATCTATGCCGGCAACTACAGCAGTAAGTGGGGCATTAGATAAGAATACTACTAGCGCAGTGTTAGGAACTATGGCAAAGAATGCAGCCACTGGACCATTAGCAGCCGCCGCCGCGCAAGGAGCAGCCATTGTTCAACAGGGCGCAACTAAAGTGGCAGCAGTTGGTGCATTTGCTCAAACCCCAACACAGATGATGACTGCAGGTGTATTGAAGCCCGGTTCAGATAAACTTGTTCAAAGTTTAGTAAACAGTGGAGCAAACATAACACAGTCTATGCCAGCATCGTTGTTCACTGGACAAAAGGGCGCAGAGAATCTATCAAACTATATTAATAACACTACTGCACAAGCAACTGCGCAAGTAGCCAATTTACAAAAGGCTCAAAGTGCCTTAACTGCATCAGGTGCTATAACTGGTAAGGAAAGTGCAGGACAACTTGCAGGTCTAGTAATGGCAGGCGCAACAACGGGTGTAGCATCAACATTAAGTGCGTTAACGTCAGGTGGAACAGGACCATTGGGTTCTACAGGATTGGCAACCTTACAATCGATCGGTGCCGGTAATCTTGCGGCAAGTGTAGCACAAAATGTGACAGGTGGTTTAGGTGGTATATCTAAAGCACTGGGTGCAATGAGTTCTGTTCCAGGCTTGTCTGGATTACTAGATAGTGCTAAAGGTGTAGCCGGATCAGCATTCAGTGCCATTACAGGATCATTTAAGCCTATGACTGCTGGTATACCTCAAAACTTAACTGAGTTGGCTAAAAAATCCGCAGAACAGGTAGCAGGAGCATCTGGCTTAACCGGTACTTCCGCGGGAGCATTAGCAGGGGTATTAACTCAAGGTGCTAGTGCGGTAACAGGAGCCGCAAGTTCATTGACCGGTGCCGCATCAGCATTAACAAGTGGTGGAACAGGCGTAGCCGCCTTAGGAGCAGCAGCCAAATCATTAGCAGTAGGTGGGATAGCATCTAGTGCTTCATCGTTAGCAAGCGGTTTGAGTAATCTACCCGGCGGGCAAAAGACTGTTCAAGCAGTAGTAAACAATGCGACTAATGCAGTAAATTCATTACCGGGTACTGATGCTATAGGCGGTTTGGCAAAGCAGGCTGCTACTGCGGCATTAAACAAATTACCATTGCCTACACTGCCTAGCGGATTAAATGCTTTAACTAACCTAGCAACATCTGGATTGGCTGCAGGCGCGGCCGCCCAATTGACTTCAGCAATATCTGCATTAAGTTCAGGTGGTTCCGTATCAATCAAACTACCTACTGTGGGCTTTAACACTACAGACCGCACAGGATTAACAGCACAAATTGCTAGCGTGTTTGGCGATCCTAAGATTCCTAAACCAAATCTTGTCGGAGAAATTAGTGAGGGTGCCAAATCCGCTGCACAACAACAAATAGATAAGGCTAAGGAAGAAATAAAAACTGCACAAGAATTAAATGCCTTCCTTGATAGAATTAGAGCCGCTAGAGAAGAATTCTATGCTGCCAAACGTGATTTACCGCAGGGTGATCCCGGTATTGCGGCAGCACGTGATAAATGGTTAGCATTAACAGAAGATGCGACCTATATAGACCTTAGGAAGAAATTGGGGATTGCATAAATAATTTTATGGCAAACTATATCGGCTTCAGCACAATCAACGCAGATAAACCTAGAATCACCAACCCTATAAACAATTTGGGCCGTGACTATGGATCTGCCAGCATAACTCGTCCATATGTATTTGGAAAAAAGTATAAGTTAACTGACAGTCAATTAGTGATTCAAGACTTTGTTAATGCACTTAACATACATCAAGGACAAAAAGTTGGACAACCTGCTTATGGAACCACTCTTTGGTCATTTGTTTTTGAGCCAAACACAGCCGACGTACAGTTTCAATTAGAAAATGAGATACGTAGAGTTGCTAGTTTAGACCCTAGAATAGAATTAAACTACGTTAAAGCGTTCCCACAAGAAAATGGGATACTATTAGAAGTAGAAATGGCTGTTAATCCATTCAATTCAGCAACCACATTAAGTCTGTTTTTCGACAACAGAACGAACACCGCCTCGCTTCAACAATAACAAATCCACTTTTTTAGGTATGATAAATACTTAAAAGAGATTAACTATGGCGACAAGTTCAAGACAATCAGGATTGTTTGGCGTAAACGATTGGAAGGCCATCTACCAAACCTTTCGTGAAGCCGATTTTAGAAGTTACGATTATGAAACATTACGTAAAAGTTTCATTGATTATCTACGACTTTACTATCCTGAGACCTTTAACGACTACATTGAGAGTTCAGAATTCATTGCCCTACTAGACGTTATGGCGTTTATGGGTCAAGGTCTTGCATTCAGAAATGACTTAAACGCACGTGAAAACTTTATTGATACTGCTGAACG